AGTTTACCACCACCAGTGCCGTTTGAAAAGGATAATCAAAAGATTGTGTGGGGTGCTACTCTCGCACTTGTCATTGGGTTGATTATTATCATTCTTATTGGAAAGAAGCGCTGAAGGACTAGACAGAAATCTCATTGGCAATAGACATGCCACGGATAACTCTCTGCTCCTTTTGTGTCGTCTCACCTGGGACGCGGACACCACCACCCATTGTCAACAATAGAATAACTAACAGAGCAAGGAGAGCAATGAGAATAGCCTTCTTCATTTATAAAGGTTTAGAATTTAGTGCGGACCCAGGCGGCATTCTTGAGAACTGTATTCTTGGCGTGTGGTGATGTACGCTTCAGATATCTGGCGAGTACCTGGAGACGACGGAAAACTGCGAGTGGTGAGTTTTTGTGCATGGCAATTCGCAGAGACTTGTATCGGTTTGAGTTGGATGCAGACACAGAGTAACCGTACAGCTTACCTGGGGTCAACGCGGGCAGGATGAATGGACCTCTGCCTGGCAGTCCGCGGTTGCGGATGAGAGCGGACTTGACGCGAACTGTACCACCTGAAATACGACGAGTGTACGCTTTGTGGCTCGGGCTCGCTGGAACACTAATCGTACGACGGTACATATATGCGCGACGAATAAGCATTGTTATTTTGGGCGCAGATAAAAATTTCAATCCAGGTCAAAACAAGAATGAAGTACGTTGTCGCTGACTTTGAGTCGACGGCTCAAAAGATTATTCATTCTATAAGCTTTGTTCCTGTGCATGTAAAGGAGTCGAAGGAGTGGGTGTCGCACGGACGTGGCGTACAAGCAGAGTTTCGTAAAAATCGTTCCATCACTCGAGGTGTATTACGAACCATCTTCATACGCGAAGCGCTCGACGATCCTTACGTGAGTGAAAATCCAAATGTACAAGCAAAGCTTGGACGTACAATTGTTCATGGAGGTTCCTCAGAGGTTCTTCCATTTCGTGATGCACTGTGTGAGTTTATGCACACGGTATGGGAACAGGGGGATGGGAATTGGCTCGCACACGCAATGGACAATGAGCTCGAGATTCTAAATGTAACCGACACGCACTTCAAAACCAGGTTGTTTCCTAAAAATCTCCGAGCATTTCCGGATCACTCGACAATTCCCGGGTGGTCGAAAATTTCCAAGGTGTGTACGCAGCACCTTCTCACGACGCGATGCCCGGAGTTTTTCTTGGACTATACACGATGGATGACTATGAACGGATGGACAAACATGAAGTTTTCCGCACGTCTCGAGGATTTTGTGCGATTTATACAAGATAATCGAGACTATACCCAAAAGCACATTGCACCGTGTGATGTCATTGATCTGTGTGATGTTCTCGCACTGGCTCATCCAGTCCTGGATGGCAAATCGTACATGATTTCACAGCCCGTGTCAAAGTGGAGTGGTATCCAAATGAAAACAGCTTCAACTTCGTCTCTGTAGAAATTTCAAAATCAAACAGTTGAAACTTGGACATGTCCACGTCAATTGTAGGAAATGTGTATTTATGCCGTAGATGCATTGTTGTATAAAGAATACTTGTGACGTAGGATTTCAGATTGGTCGTACTGTAACATAGTTCTTCGTTGAACCACACTGACCGCATAGTCTTCACATCATTCTTCCCTACAAAAACAGACGCTGGTGTCTCTTCCATGGTTCCACCGTCAATGTACCTATGCTCGTCACGTTCCACTGATGCAAATAAAAATGGAACTGCGATGGTCATACACAGCGCATCTATGATTGACATGTTCGGAGTCGTTTCACGTGAAAAGTATTCTGTCCGTCGCAAGTTGACACAGTACGCGCTAATGTGCAACGTGGGCATGTTTGGGCGAAACGCGTGGAGTTGTTCAAACGTCAAATCTTCTTGACTGAAAAATACACGAATAATGTCGACAATGACGTTCCTAATTTTCTTGTGACTCACGAGACCGAAATGCTTCAAGAATAATCGAAGGTTTGGTTTCATGATGGTGTGAATTGGAATTTCCAAAGAATAATCAAGGATCGTCTTGATGTTTCCTTCGGCGACAATGTAAAAGAATGCGAGCAAACCACCGGCACTTGCACCTGAAATTTCTTCGAGATTGTCAAGTTCTTGACAATCTCGAAGTGCACCGAGTGCACCGAGAAACGCAAAATATGTCATTGCACCTGGACCGATGGCCAGGTACTTCATGTATAAACTATGTGTCTAAACTCTATTTAAGGCTCAACATATAAAGAGTTGAACGAATGAGGGCTGTGATCTCATCCTGAATGTTCTTCAGGTAGGTATCCTTGGGGAGACGCATGGCACGAATGCGGGTGAGCAGCATGCGAAAGTACAGTTTGGGGTTACGTGCAATGGTGCGACGACCCACGACAATTTTACGGAAACGACCGTATTTTCCCATGTACGCCTCTGCGTAGCTGTCAAGCAGAGGGACAATACCCTCGTAGTACGCCTGAAGAGCCTTGTGCTCTGCGAATGATTTAGTCGTCAGATGGAAAGCGTGGGACTGCGTTCGTGAGTTCATGAGAAGACCCACATACTTCTGTCCATTCATTTAATAGTAAGATGCGAAATTCTTACGAAGGAAGGAGAAGACCAGTGCAAACACCAGTGCGTGCACGCCTGTAGACAGGAGTGTAGACTGTCCAGACATCCAGATGCCCTTGGTGCTTGGTGGCAGAGTCAGCAGCACACCTGGCGTCAGCAGCACAAACAGCACGGCTGGCACAATCAGATCTGCTGGGCGCAGGGACACCTTCAGAACGAAGCGAGCAATCAGGTAGTACACAAGGGACAGCACCAGGGCATGCACCAGGACTGGGCTTGGACCCACGCGCAGGAGCAGTCCTGGTGTCAGCAGAGCAAACAGAATTGTTGGAGTCAGAATCTTGGGACCAGTGATATCCATGGATACTATTTATTGAGAAAAGATTCGGACAAACTCGGCAAAGTTATGGAAGGTTGCCTTGTTCATGAGTGTGTTGGACATGTGATTGTCCTCGAGGTATTGACGAAGAGACATCCACATATTCAGAACATCCTCGGAGTGCCAATCGTGCCACTCTGATGGATCGAGCACGAGCTCACGATCCTCCTGTTCGTCGTACGTCTCATCGAACGCATCGGCATCAAAGAGAGCGTCATCGCGATACTCGTTGTTAAACCCCATTGTACTTACTTTTCTTACGGGTTTAGTCCTTAGACTGTTTTACCGTAATTGTATTGCGCTCCTTGACTGGAGCAGAGTCCAAAATTGCCTGAAACACCTGCTCGACGCGCGTCTCGTCACCACCGAAATAAGCACGCAGACCAGTCAGAATTACATTCTTGGTGATACTGCCGCGCGTCTCCTTGGTATGCAAGGAAACCTTCTCCTGATTCACCTTGACCGTGTCAACATCCTGGGTCTCTTTAATCTCTTTCATGTGTCCCTGAACCTGTGCACGCAGCTCCTTCTCACGCTTATTCAATACAGCCATGTCTTTCCGTGCAGCAGAAAGCTGATGCTTCAAGGAAAGCCACTCGGTCATAATGGCTTTAAACTCGTCCATTATTGATATTTAGAGTTGTTTATTTTTTAAGTCTGTCGTTCTGCGACTTGTTCCGTTTACTTCTCGTAGTTGTTCTCAATCTCAAACTTGGGACGCATGGTGTCTGGGGGAATTGTGGACAGGTTAAAGATGCTCACTGCCTCACGGGGATTGGGTGGCTCGGAGCGGAAATCGCGGTTTGCGTTACGCAGGTTACCGCCGATCGTCTCTGGGAAACCAATCTGAGCACGGGGATCCAGGAAGTTTTGTCCAGACAGAATTGCGTCTGGGGAAAACTGACCGAAATCCTCCGTCGTCACCACCTCCTTGGGAATCAGACCCACGTTGGTATTGTCGTACACTGGCATGTCGACTGTGCGAACACCGGAACCACCCATATCAAATGGAGCGGGCTCATCCACAGATGTGAACGTGCCACCTGGAGCAGAGATGTGACCACCGCCCTGCATAATACGGGGACCGTCGCTTGCTGGTTTATTATCAACTGGGGAGGCACCAACTGGCTCGTTGTCTGATGGCTCGTACCCACTGCGCTTCTGGGGATACAGAACCATGAGTGCGATCAAAAACAAAAGAACCAGAATTGCCAGACCTTTGCCGTCCATGTTATAATAGAACTATACTTTTTTTTTAGTCGAGATAATCTGTTGGGTCGTCCTCCTCCTCCGCCTCTGGCTCGTCTGTAAACTGAAACTCAATTGGATACTTTTTTGGCTTGGGTCCTACGCGCTGACGAACCTGTACTACGCGCCAGATTGGACCGAACGAACGCTTCAGAAACCAGAGACCAGCCAGTTCAAACAGAAAATCGCATGCTCCTGAAATTTCATCAATTGGGTTTTTCTGAGCGTCGAAAAACGTCGCCACCACCTGACCCTTGATCGCCGCCAGTGATGCAGTGAGCTCACCGTCAACAGACAGACTCGCCTGGTACGCCGAACGAATCGTCTCAGCAGAAATATCCTTCCCAAACCACTCGAGCTTATTCACCTCCGCCTGACTGAGAAGCTCGTTGTCAATACCTTCAAACAAAGTTTTTGAGGGCACCTTCAGAGTCACCTGGCGTGACTCTTTCGTAATGGTACCGTCAACGGGAATGTTATTCACCTGGTGGAACACACGATCATTCCCCTTGGAAGTCACCTTGAGGAAGTAACGTCCATCTGGGATCTTTACCGGGGTTCCGTACTCCATTGTGCACAAAAAACAAACCTAAGCTCTAAGTAGAAATGAGCTTGGGTGTTTGCCCAGAAGGCTACGTTGAATTACCAGTGGATAAAACGAGGTGTAGACGTCCAACTGGTTCAGCTGTGACAGTTCTCAAAATATGTCCAGCAGGCACCACAATCAGCGTCAGTGGATTGTGCCTTTCAAATGTACTTGCAACTGTGCCTGCAACGTGCCCTTCGGGATATTTTCCAATTCCGAATGATTCGTCAAATTGCTCCACGTCAACGAGTTCGACTGTCGTGAAAAGAATATGTCCCACTGGGTACGTCTTACAGGAGAACGGATTATGTGGAACTGGAAATACGTACACGACAACAGGTCCGACGTATTGTGGTCTTCAGTACAAAGGAAAGGGCTGTAAGTATCTCGCACAAGTCACTCCAGGTATAACGGCTGCAACTGGAACAGAGTCTGGTCCGAACATGATTTGTGCTTTCCAAGAAGGTGATGCTCAATTTCCATGTGACCCTGGATGTTGTCTGACAGCAGACGAAGACGAAGACGAAGACGAAGACGAAGACGAAGACGACACTTCAGCAACGGAAGAACCCGCATTTCCGATATGGTTAATTATATTATTGATTGTTCTCGGTGCCATTGTACTTGCTATTTTTGCTGCATGGGCAGCCAAAAAAATGTCACGCAGAAGTAGTAATGGAGTCTAGTTACATGGAATTGTGGAAAGTTGTAGAGGACTCTGGGGCTTACACGTTTATAAAGGAAACGCCGGTGTACGGTGGGTTTATGGTATGGCACATGATACTTTTTATGGTTCTCGGTCCAATGCTGACATGGCCGATGCTCATACTTTTGATGCTTGTGTTCAGTACACAGACGGTAAACCTATTTAAAGGGGTGAAGAGCTCAACAAGTAGCAATGGCTGATACTGTTACCCTGCAGACTATCATCGACGAGATTAAGCTTCTACGTAAGGATGTACGCAAGGTTAAGTCTCTGATTGAGGACCCTAGCGGTGAGAAGGCAAAGGCTCGTTCCACCACCAACGGCTTCAACAAGCCTCTGGACATTTCCGAGGAGTTGCGCAAGTTTCTTAAGATGGCTGCTGGTGAGCAGATTTCTCGCTCTCAGGTGACTAAGAAGATGAACGAGTACGTTACTGAGAAGGGTCTGAAGAATGGGCAGAACATCAATCTGGATGCATCTCTGAAGTCTCTGCTGGATCCTCCTGCCGATGTGCAGGTGACGTTCCTGAACATTCAGAAGTATATCAACAAACACTACATCAAGGTGGAGAAGGATGCAGAGGCACCCAAGACGCCCAAGACGCCCAAGGCGAAGGAGGCACCTGAGACGAAGGAGGCACCTGCTGCCAAGCGCCCAACGGTGAAGAAGGCGTAAACAACAGATGATAAATACAGAATAAAATCACAAAAATGCTGAACACGGCGGGTGTTCACCATTTTTTGTATTAGAGACGTGCGTACCAGAATAACAAATGGATGACATCGTCAAGCAGCGTGGTCCGGTTTCTGCGCACCGTCTGTCTCAACTCACCGGGTTTCCACGTTCCAAAGTGAATGGGATTCTACATACAAATCGGCACTTTGTAAAGCATGAGCGCAGTCCACTGAGTCACGTGAATGCTCGAGTTGTGTGGACGTGGTCACCTGAAAAGGTTCAACTTCCTCTGCCACGTCAGCATATCAACTCACGTAACAAGAACCAAAAGCGCAAGGCTCGAAAGGCGTATGAAGAAAAAATCGGAGCTTAATATAACATGAGTACACTGTTGCTTATTTTTGTGGCGTTGTTAATTTTACTCGCATTTCTTTACACAAAAAAACCTGCGGTGAACGCCACAGGAGTGTCAGGTACAGGACCTGGGTATATTCCACCTTTCCAGGGGTATCCAGGATCTGGTGTAAGCGGGGTTTAAGGTGTTGCGGACTTAAAAACAAAAAACTCGTAGTAGTTAATGGAGCCAGGAGAAACACCAGATCTCGTAGAGGCTCCAGCCTTGGATCGCTCTGCGATTGAAAGCCTCGTTGGTACAAAAATTAGTGACTTGAAATATTATCGTCGCGCATTCACGCATAAATCAGCACTCCGAAAGTACAAGAACCTCGAAGGTTCGTACGAGACGCTGGAATTTATGGGTGATTCCGTGCTTGGATTTATTATTACGCGTTTTCTCTTTGATCGTTATGAAGAGAAGCAAGAGGGCTTTTTGACAAAGGCGCGCACAAAACTGGTGAGGGGAAAAACACTGTGCGAAATTTCAAAGAGGCTTGGGCTTGATAAATGGATTCTCATGGATGACAAGGGTATGCGCAATGGGTGGAACACCAATGAGAATATCCTTGAGGATGTTTTTGAGGCGCTCGTTGGTGCAATTTACCTCGACATTGGGATGATTCACGCCAAGTCGT